AATTTGGTTCTTAAACGTGGGCGCGGAAACGGTTGAGTCGAATGATTATAACAGCATTAAAAACCACAACACGTTGCGTGACTTGATTGCGGAACAGTTGACGACCTACGTACCGCGGATGAAGCAAAATGATTGGGAGGAAATCCTTGCGTTGCTCTTTGAGTCCATCACGCGGATATCGGTTCCCGAAGACGTGTCCAAGGTAGGTGAATTCAAGGACTACTTAATGGAATTTTGTGTAAACCGCGGGGAGTCATTCAGCATGGATGAGTTGGACATGGAAAAACCGTTTACCGACAACGCTAAAAAAATTACGTTTGGTGAGGGGGAAGCGTCCTTTAAATCTTTTCCCACCTACCTTCGGTTGCGGGATCTAGCCAAGTGGTTGGACAACAGTAAAAATTTTAAACAGTCTAGGGCGTGGATCGCTCAACGACTGAAGGACTTAGGCGGACATGATACGTTGGTGTATCCAAAGAAAACACAAACGCGCGCGTGGGTGATACCCGCATTTGAGCGTCCTCCGATGACAGAAAATATTCCTAATCTCAAATCCCAAGCGACCGTTGACAGTGGTGTATTGGGAAAGGAGGATGACGAGGAGATACCTTATTAGTGGATCAATTGAAACTTTTTAACATTCGGTTGTTTGATGTAAGAACTTGCGCCATTGAGGAATTGTTTAAATTCAAGTTGAACAAGATCAATGAGTTCCTCAGTGAGGAGGAAAAGGATATTTACTGCGAGCGCGTCTGTAGCCACTATCACGACGTTGTGGGCTTTCCCTACTACGGGGAGGAAGTTAATCTTTCAAAAGAATTGGATCGCCTTAAAAATAATGACGTTAGAAAAATTCTTCTCGCGGGCAATGAACTTCAACAAGTTATGTTGGGACTAGGTATATGCAATGTATTCCATCCTCATATGTGGGACGTGAAATGTCGCAATCAAAAGACTCCGAAAGAAGTTTTTCTTGACAAGGAATTATTCAAGCGGGCGATCAAGAAGCGGTTGCGCATGAGCGATTCTAGGCTAGGGGTTTTTAACATCCGCAAGAGTTTAAAAATTTTTAGTGGCGCTCAGTCTGTCTCGAATTTCAGACCAACTATTGCGCGCTATATATATATGACCTATTGCGAGGCGGGAGCCACGGTGCTCGATCCCTGCATGGGGTATGGAGGCAGGCTCTTGGGATCCATTGTCTCCCCGACCATTTATTCCTATCACGGAGTGGATCCGTGCGTGAAGACCTACGATGGCAACTGTCGCTTGGACGTTGAATTGAACGAGAGTAGCCACAATAAATTTTTTAATGTTCCCTTCGAGGATTTTACAACCACCATGCTTTATGATTTTGTCTTTACAAGTCCTCCCTACTTTGATCTTGAAAAGTATAGTGATGAACCAACACAAAGTTACATCCGCTATCCCCACTATGATGAATGGGTGAAGGGCTTTTTAGAGCCTTTGATAAAAAAGTCATATGGGTATCTTAAAAAAGGAAGGTATTTTGCCATTAATGTCCACGGAGAAAAATTAATTAAGGAAATAAAGCGGTTGTGTGAAGAAAAAGGATTTAGTCTTGAGGACACCTTGCATATGCGTCTATCGCGGATGCCTGGGAAAGGAATTAACAAGATTAAAACTAAATTTAAAACAGAACCAATTTTTATATGGAAGAAATGAAAGCGCATCAACGCATCATTAGGGAGAAAAAAGCAGTAGAGCAGTCAACTGATCTGTTTGGCAACTATTGGGAAAACATTAACGCGGACATTAAGAACGCTACCGTTAAGGAAATTAACTACCAAACAGCGAAACCCATTATTCTAGAATATGAGTGGCTCGGCACCATGGGGCTCACCCAATTTCATTTTGGGCTTTATTTTGATGGCTGTCTTGCGGGAGTCGTCTGTTACGGATATTTTCAAGCCTTGAACACCAATAGCGGAGGACATCCCTACGCCCCTTTAGTGGGTAAAGAACACTCTTCCAAAGGAATACAATTGTCGAGAGGCGCGTGCGTGCATTGGGCGCATGAACATAGCGGAAGCAAATTAATATCCTCTTCATTAAGGATAATGGAAGGGAAGGGGTATAAATACGCGATCGCTTTTTCGGATCCAGAGGCGGGGGAGATTGGAACCTTGTACCAAGCGACCAATTGGCATTACCTAGGAATAGGGAAAACCAAGCATTACCGCATCTGCTACAAGACGGGAGGCGTTTATTTGGACGCGAGGGATCTTTGGAAAAAACATAAGTTGGGGAGCAGAGCAAAAATAGAAGAATGGCTAAAGGATAAGCAAGGGCTGTGCGTGGAGGAGTTACAGCCAAAAGGAAGATACATCAAACTAATGGGAAACAAAAAAGAACGCAAGGAAATGATGAAAGTGTTGGAACCTCAAATTAAACCCTACCCAAAAAGATAAAATGAAAGCGCATCAAAGAATCATAAGAGAAAAAATTGCTTCCGAAAAATCAGATGATTTGTTTGGCAACTATTGGAAGGACATAAACACGGATATAAAAAATAGTGTAATTAAACCCATTACCAACAAAGAGGCGAAAGAAATTATTTTAAAATATGAGTGGCTTGGTACCATGGGAACAAGCACTCGTTTTTGTTACGGTATTTTTTTTGATAATCATTTAGCTGGGGTGGCGTGTTATGGAGAGTTAGGGGCGATTGCTTTTAGGGGGTATATTCAAACTGTAGGAGACGATTACTACAATAAAGGAATAATTTTAAATCGGGGGGCATGTGTCCATTGGGCTCACGCTCATTCGGGCAGTAAATTAATAGCCGCGTCTTTAAAAGAAATTAAAAAAAAGAATTACAAGTTTGTCGTTGCTTACGCCGATAGTGAAGCGGGGGAGATTGGAACCTTGTACCAAGCGACCAATTGGTACTACATAGGAGTAACAAAAGATGTACATCACGATATTTATTATAAAAGTGGTAAAATGTTTTTAGGGGATAGAAATTTTTATATGAAATATGGAACAAGAAGCAAAAGAAAGATGGAGGAGTTTGTGGGCTCTCGACAAGATCTGGAATTAAAATCAAGAAAAGGAAAGGGGAGGTATATTAAACTATTAGGAAACAAAAAAGAAAATAAAGAAATGATGAAAACATTACAAAAAAGAATTAAGCCCTACCCAAAAAGAAAAAATGATTAATATAATCTTAGGTCCACCTGGAACGGGAAAGACAACTAGACTGCTCAAAATCTGCGCGCAGAAAAAAGAGTTGGGTGTTAAGTGGGACAAAATTGGTTTCTTTTCCTTTTCACAGAGAGCGGCTTACGAAGCGCGGGATAGGGCATCTGAGAAATTTAACACGAGCCGCAAGGACTTGGTTCATTTCAGAACGTTGCACAGCTATGCGTACCGTCATCTTCCCTTGGAGGATAATAATTTAATGAAATCAAAACATTGGAAAGAACTGTCCGACATGATTGGTTTTAACCTAGTGTTTAACGATGATGATTCAATCTATACAAACTCAAACCATAAATATATAAACTTAATTAATACGGCGCGTTTAAAGGACGTGTCATTGGAAGAAGAGTGCAGAAACAGTAATGAAATATTAAACATGGTAAAATTAGATTATCTCAATCGTGCTATTAAAAAATACAAAAAAGAGAATAATTTATTTGATTTTACGGACATGATTGTCGATTACACGACTGACACATTTTCACCACAGTTCGACGTTCTGTTTATTGACGAAGCGCAAGACATGCCCCGTATTCAGTACAATATGGTGGATAAATTGATTTCCCACAGCAAGGAAACCTACATAGCGGGGGACGATGATCAAGCTATTTTTCGTTGGAGTGGAGCCGATGTTGATCGCTTTATTGAATTAAAGGGCAACGTTACTGTCCTAAATAAATCCTATCGGTGCCCAAGGCGCGTTTATCGATTGGCTAATCTCATTATTTCTAAAATACGCAACCGTCGTCCAAAAGTATGGGATCCAAAAGAAGAGGACGGAAAGGTATTGCGCATAGCGCATTTAAAACACATTGATATTTCAAAAGGAAATTGGTTGATATTGGCGCGGACGAAAAAAATCCGTAATGAGATGGTGGAGGATTTTTTGATGCAAGAGGGATATTGGTACGGACGAGGGGAACACCGTCCCGTTTCAACTACTGTATTAAACGCCATTGAGGTATGGCAACGGCTAAGAGAGGGCATTGCTGTTACCCTTCCAGAGGTGCAAACCTTGTATAAAAAAATAAAAAGCAAGGAAGGCATAAGGCACGGAGCAAAAACATTTAAGGAAGAGGACGAGGAGAAATTATTCACCTTGGAGAATTTAAAATCCCATCACGGTCTGCTTGTGGATGGTGAATGGTGGGACGTACTTAGCGCCGTTACCCCATTTGACATAACATATTTGCGCAGACTAGAAAAAATAGGGGAAGACATCAAGGGGGAACCACGCATTCGCGTATCCACCATTCATCAAGCCAAGGGAGGGGAATGCGATAACGTAATTGTGTTATTGGACGTAGGACGGTTGGTTCACAAGGCTTACAGAAAAAACCCCGATGACGAGCACCGCGTTTTTTATGTTGCCGTTACGCGAGCCAAGGAAAATTTATACATTGTGGAAGCGCAGAGACAAGAAGGCTATACGATGTTTGGTGATGAGGGGATGGAAATATGAGTTACAAGGAAATCTTAAAGGAAGCGGAAAAACTTATTGGCGGGGATCGTAACACGGATTACGGGGATCGGCTCACCAACCATCAAAACATCGCCAAGTTATGGTCTGTTTTTTTAGGGCATGAAATTTCCGCCCATGATGTAGCCATTTGCATGGTTCTTGTCAAAATATCACGCATAATCAATAGGCACAAAAAGGACAGTTACATAGACATGGCTGCTTACGCCGCTATAGCCGCGGACATCGAGGAACGTACCACGAAGGACAGATCATTTGAAACTGAGGGGGAACGAAAAAGCAGGATATCCAAAGCAAGAATAATGGAACTACAAAAGGACAAAAAGAATGCAACATAATTTTGGCTTTACGCAATCGGAATGGCTTCCCCCCACCGACTTACCAGATTTATCGGACGCTAAAATTATTGCGTTTGACCTAGAGACGTATGATCCCCAACTCAAAACCACGGGACCTGGGTGGACAACAAAAAATGGACAAAGTTTTGATGATTTAATATAATTATTA